AAGAACCCCGTGCTTCCTTATCCCACCGAGCTTTGTCTTTTTCAGACGGTGGTTTTTGCCCGGACATTCTGCCCGCTTGCCAAGCATCAAAAGCTATATCATAAGCGATATGGTCCGCTGTTAAACCTGGCTGAGCTTTTTTAATCCACAATTCAAATTCTCTTTTTGAATCATCGGTAGCTTCTTCATTCAGATTATCAGCAGGACAAACCGAAGCCAGATGTTCTCTGATCACCGCCGCTTCCAAACCTTTCGTCGCGATCTTCAAATAGTAAAGAATCTTGGTCACATAGTCGCTAATCTTCTTGCCGTAAGGAGCCACTTTCACTTCACTCTTGTAAATCTGTTCGTATTGTTGAAGCAGTTTGAGAAGTTTTTCCACAATCGGGTTGTCCGACTTTTCATCGTCTGGAGCCTCAGTGACTATTTTTTGTTCAGCCATGACTTCTTGGATAACTTCATGGAGTAAATTGGCAAATTGGGGATTGGAGATTTTACATGGAGACTTCATATGGATATAAATATGAAAACAAATATAGAAAAGATAGGCTTAAAAAAGGCAAAAAAGAGCCCCGCTCCGAAGAGCGGGGCTTTGAAATATCATAATCGGTTATACCTGATCCAAATCAGCCACCAGAATCTTACCATAAAATTCCGGACGGACAATCTTCTTGGCATAGCGTGTCATTACACCCCGGCGCGGCGTGAAATTAACAGGGTCATACACCAATGGTGTTTGAACCAATGGAACATACGGAGCATAAACCGCTCCTGTTTCCAGGAAGTTATTGCCTCTGAATCCCATCAGAATCACATTATCCGTCATGTACGGGTTCTTATAGACCTGGAAGCGCTGTGCGAATGTGCCGACCCTTGTTACACCCATCGCAAACTTCGCTTGGTCGCCATCCGTATTAACGGTAAACCCAGGAATGGATTCCAAAATTGTTGCTACATCCGGCGAACACACCATGAAATTAGCACCACCCCGGAGAGTCAATTGGTGAATCTTGTTCGACACCTTTTGACATTTGATGCCCAGAGTTCGGTACCAGGTTGATTTCTCATAGTAACCGCCTGTGCCCGCTACCGTTTGATCTTGATATGTCCAACCACTTGCTCCATCCGGAATTATCTCACGATTAAGTTTAGCACTCCAACGTTCGGTAGTAACGGCAGGAACATTAACAATCAGCATGTCCAGAATTTCAAGATCAATCTCCATCGAAACATACTCACTCAATAGAGAAGTAAGTTCAGCTTCGGCATCAATACTGTGATAAGCATTCAAGTCTTGGGCGAGTTCGGGAGTCCAAACTGCCTTCAGCTTACGGGTTTTGGCTACAATCGGTTCACTCTTGAGTTCCAAATTGACCTCAGGAATACCAATGTCCTTGTTCAGACCAGTATCAGTGGTTGAGGCTCCCGGAAGATTAAACTTGCCGGTATCGCCTGAATTATCCGCGTCTTCAAAGTCGCCACGGTTGCTATCCTTCGGCTGAACACTGTAATTGATAGTGGCCATACTAACATGAGTTGCATCATAATAACCCTCACCACCGTAATACCAACCTGTAAAGTCCACCGATGTCAAGATAACGGATGAAGCGCTGATGTGACCCAAGAAATTGGTGATACTGCTAGAAAGAGCTACTTGACCAACGACTACACCAGCAATGGAAGTACTGCCGGTAATACCGGTATTATATCTTATCGCATTGGCTTGACCATTGATAGAACCGCTGAAATACGAAGCGGTAAACACTCCAATACCAGTACCTTGAAAACTACCACTAAGATAAATTCCACTATTAAGAAAACCGAGGCCGTTACTGCTCGACGCTACGGATCCTGAAAAACTGGTAAGAGTGCCGCTGCCTGTTACTTCTGTATAGACGGCAAGAGGAAGCACAGCATTACTAGCCGTGACATACTGACTGGTTACTCCAGTTAAAGAAGCGGATACAATAAATACCACTTCGTTTCCGGATAGTTTTGTTAGAGCGGGGAAATAAGCTTCATATAACGATCCAGAAGACGGGACGAATGAACGAATGGCTGTAGTATCAAAAACATTACCTTGTGCTGCAGCAACCGTTGCAAAATTTGTCGTGGTAATTTTGATAATTTCACTATTGACTACAGATCGACTGATGGAAGCCAACACCGTTTCTGTTGAACCTGATTTTGCGGCTTGAATATCCCAGTTGTAGTTCCAATTCAGATCATCCAACATTGTTGCAAGGACCACTGAGGAAGTAACATTACAATTACAAACCTTATCATTTATGGAATAAGCAAATCTTCCTGCGCCATACAAACCACCAACTGCGGAGTCAGTCGAACCGGTTTTTGTACCAGTACCGCCAAACAGGGAATCATATACCGTAGCACTATCTTTAACAATTGCACCTTGATTGGTGCCATATTTGAAATCCAAATAAAATATCAGACCGGAAGGCAAATTCATTGGTTGAACCGACACAAATTCCTTGGCCGCAAATTCGGCAAAAACACGGCGAACCAACGGAAGGGCAACGCCGGCCCATTGTTCAGAATTGGCCGAAGTGCCGGTGGAAGTTGATTCTTCGATCAGCTGCTTGGCTTGATTCTCAAGGAGAATAGACATGTTGCTTCTGTCGATGTCGTTAGTCAAACCCTCAAGCAGACCTGTCTTGTCCCACTTGTCGCGGAGATTGCGTGTTTCTTGCATTAACCGCACCTGGGGGTTAAGAGCGCTGGTGAGAAGTTCTTTGACGTTGTTCATAATATTCGATAGTGTGTCGTTTAATAAATATCATCCAGTTTTGTAAATATACAAAAAAAGAACCCCGCTCCGAAGAGCGGGGTTTTGAATTTTTTACTCAGTCAAGCTTATACTGTATCCAAATCTGCGACAAGAATCTTGCCGTAGAATTCTGGCCGAACAATCTTCTTCGCGTAACGGGTCATTACACCGCGTCTTGGCGTGAAGTTGACTGGATCGTAGACCAGAGGAGTCTGCACCAGCGGGACATACGGAGCGTATACCGCGCCAGTTTCCAGGAAGTTATTTCCACGGAAGCCCATCAGGATGACGTTATCGGTCATATATGGGTTCTTGTAGACCTGGAAGCGTTGAGCAAATGTACCCACTCGGGTTACGCCCATTGCGAACTTGGCTTGATCACCATCGGTGTTCACCGTGAATCCAGGGATGGACTCAAGGATAGTCGCTACATCAGGAGAGCAAACCATGAAGTTTGCACCACCACGCAGCGTCAGCTGATGGATCTTGTTGGAGACCTTTTGGCACTTGATACCGAGTGTTCGATACCAGGTTGACTTTTCGTAGTAACCACCCGTACCTGCGACAGTTTGGTCAACTGCAACATAAGAACCATTGGTGGCTCCAGGAATGATTTCTCGATTGAGCTTAGCACTCCATCGTTCAGTTGTTACTGCGGGAGCATTAACAATTAACATATCCAGGATTTCGAGGTCGATTTCCATAGACACATATTCCGACAACAGAGCCGTCAACTCGGCCTCAGCGTCAATGCTGTGATAAGCATTGAGGTCCTGAGCGAGTTCAGGCGTCCAGACGGCCTTCAGCTTACGGGTCTTAGCCACGATTGGCTCAGACTTCAACTCAAGGTTGACTTCTGGAATACCGATGTCCTTGTTAAGACCGGTGTCCGATGTGGAAGCACCTGGAAGATTTACTTTGCCAGTATCATTAGCATTAGTTGCATCTTCGAAGTCGCCACGATTGCTATCCTTTGGTTGGACGCTGTAGTGAACCGTGAGACCGTTAGTGCCGGGGGCACCTAACCAGGCCCAAGCAGTAGGTTCAGCTTCAACAATGAATTGAACTTCGTTGGTTGTCGTCAACTTCGTCAAGGCTGGGAAGTATCTCAGAATTCCACTTGCGCCACCGAGCACGGATGCCGTCACTGGAACAAACGAACGTACTGCACTTGCATCAAATACACTACCTGAGAGCGCGGAGGCCGCCAAGAAGTTAGTTGTTGTAAGTTTGAAGAGTCGTCCGGCGACTACCGAAGCACTAAGGGATGACGAAATAACGCTGCCTGAGCCATAGGCTGCAGCATCGACATTCCAATTTATATTCCAGTTTAGATCTTCAAGCGTAGTTGCTGATACGGATGCCGAAGCATAATTCACCGCGATGGTTTTGTCATTGATGGTGTAAGCGAAGCGCCCAGCGCCATACAGACCGCCAACTGCTTTGTCGGTTGAACCGGATTTTGCACCAGTACCGCCGAACAGTGAGCTGTAAACGGAGTTTGTTCCGTCTTTACCGATTGCACCTTGGGTTGTGCCATACTTGAAGTCCAAGTAGAACACCAGACCAGAAGGGAGGTTCATAGGCTGAACGGAGACGAACTCCTTCGCGGCGAATTCAGCAAACACACGACGGACCAGTGGCAGTGCCACGCCGGCCCATTGTTCTGAGTTTGCAGAAGTACCTGTCGAAGTAGCTTCTTCGATCAGCTGTTTGGCTTGATTCTCAAGGAGAATGGCCATATTGCTCTTTTCAGTATCATTCTCAAGCCCTTCGAGCAGACCAGTTTTGTCCCACTTGTCTCGCAAGTTACGGGTTTCCTGCATCAGTCTTACTTGAGGATTAAGAGCGCTTGTCAAAAGTTCTCTGACATTATTCATAATTTTCTCTTTTCTTATTGGTTATTACTTTTTCACCTTGATACCAGCTAATTTCTGGAATCGAGCGGCGAAATCCTTACCAGCAGAAACGATATCTGCGGCAGGTTTGGTTGATGCGACCGGCTTGCTTGCGTAGGATTCGGTGATGCGGCTTGGACCAGCAGTTTTAACTGTCGATTTCTTACCAGCACCGAAATTCAGAGCTTCACACATACCAGCGAAGGTCAGCTTTACTTCACGAACATTCTTCAACAGATCGAATGTCTCAACCACACGCATCTTCTGCTTGTTGTCAAGATTGAATTCCTTGAACAGCTTTGTCGTGTAAAGCAGTTTGGCATTCAACAGATTAACTTCGTTAATCTGGCCTTGGAGATACTTGATAGCACTGACATGCTCATTGAGCGCGTCCTTGAGATCAGAATTCTCTGTCTTGAGATCTGTATTTTCTTTATCCAAAGCGGCAGCTTCGGCAACGGGCTTACCACCTGTTACTCCAGTACCAATATTTCCCTTACCTTGGACATTGTGATTCTTTCCTTTGACTTGATTCTTGCTTCCATCCTGAGGCGCCTTTGGATAACCGCAGGTACCGCCGGATTTATCTTGACCACCAACATTCGTTGGCACGCCTTGATTAGCAATTTCGTCGACTTTTTCTTTTTCGTCGTCTTCGTCTTCGTCTTCCTTTTCACCCTTTTCGCCCTTCTTCTTGAGCCAAGGTGGAAGTTTCCCTTCGGATACTTCGCCTTCCTCTTCAGTCAGAGCTTCGAGCAGTGCGTTAAGGTCGATTTCTTCTTCGACGTCGTCTTCGCCAGGAACCTCTGGAGCTACAGGAGCTACACCAGCTTCGCCTTCAGGGGCAACTGGCGCAGGTGGGGCTACAGGAGCACCAAGTGCGGCAGGGTCACCTTCCGGTGCGCATGGCGCGGCAGGAGCAGCAACATCGCCTTCAGGGGCAACTGGCGCAGGTGGGGCTACAGGAGCACCAAGTGCGGCAGGGTCACCTTCTGGAGCTACAGGCGCGGTAGGATCTTCCAATCCCTTTTCGCCATCAGCTTCAGCAGCAACTTCTGCTTCAAGTTCTCTGATGATTTCGTCTAGGTCTTCCGATGTGACGCCGGATTCTTCCTCAAGACCAACCTCTGCGGTTTCTTCGATACCTTGTGATGCGGCAGGGGCTTTAGAGCCAGCGGCTCCGCCCTTACCACCAACGGCAACTGTTTTAAAATTGCTAGCGGCATCTGAAACTTTTTTAGGTTGACCCTTGGAAACATCTTTGGTAGCTGGGCCTTTGGCCTCACCACCCTTACCTGATACCTGGTTAGGAGCACTAACTTCGGCAACTGGCAATTCGGCACCAACGGCATCTTCACCCGCTTCTTCTTTCAATTTATCCGCAAACATTGCGTGAAAGCGTGGGGCGAAGGATTCTTCAAGGACATGCTTTGCGTTGGCAATCGCGGTCGCGCGTACCGCCTTGGCATCGGCAATGGCCTCTTTGAGTAATTCGCTGTTGATCATAATATTTCTCTTATTGTCTGGAATTATTTGGAGAACTCCAATGAAGTGTTATAGAGTGTAGCGACAAATTGAATTGTTGTCGCATTGTTGATTATAAATATCATTGTATTCCTGAAAACATAAAAAAAGTTTTCTTCATATCATTTGTGGTTCTATTTATAGGTAAGGAATAACTATGCCTGCTAAAAGCCAAAAACAGAGACGATTTTTCGGAATCGTCCATGCCGTTCAAAAAGGCGAAAAGAAACCGTCAGAAGTTTCACGAGCCATTCGTAAGGTATCTAAAAAAATGAGCCCTAAGAGTGTCGAAGATTTTGCCGCTACCAAAGAAAAGAATCTTCCGTTGAAACTAAAAATGGAAATGTTGAGTGTCCTGAAAGAATTCTGGGAACCCATGATGCTGCAGGAAGGACAGACCAATCCGATTGCCAAAGAATTTACCAAGTCTGCGGTTTACGACGAATACATTCAAAAATTCGTAGGCTTACCCTTCTCTCAAAAAGAATTGGAAACCATTGGCAACTACACCGACGTCAAGGCTTCCAAGATTGATAAAAATCAAATCCGCTACGAAAGCTCTGACCAATTTAACAACAACACTACAACCACCATCAAAAAACTGAGAGAGGGTTCGCAATTTTCTTATACGGCTTTCACCAAATACACTTTGACGAAACCTGAAGAAGAACCCGCTGCCGAACCTGCCCAGCCGGGCCAGCCTCCACAGCCGGGGCAACCTCCACAACCTTCACAACCTCCCGTAGTTCAACCGGTGGGTCCGCAACCAGAAGATGTAGTGGTGGCCAAATCAACTTCTTTTACGGACGATATTACCGGTAGCAAAGTGTTGGCAGATTTTTTGAGGAAACTTGATCTATGATAAGCCTTAAAGAAATTTTACATACGGCGAAAGACGAAAATAAAAGCGGGCTAGTTCCCTATGAAGAATGGACTATTGCGGAAACTGATCATCTATCCGACATGGGATTCAAACCCAATGGAACTTATTGTATGGGACTTGAAAATCCTCCGATGGTGGTATTCCGTAAGAAAGAAGGCTTTCAGCTAAAAGACGGTAAAAAGAAACAAAACTTTAAGTTCCAATCCTTCGATCAGCTAGTTGAGTATTTCGACAATTATCAACAGGATTTGAAAAACAAGTGATATTTATAGAGCACATATGAAGCATAACTACAACGTTCAAAAATTTAGTCTAAAACAAATCGCGGAGAATCTGGACAAGATTCCCCGTAATGGTGTTTTTGAAGACGATGGCCCAAAACTGACCAACGAACAGAAAAGAAAACTGATGGACATGGTCAGCCGTTTTAATGAATATGGCAAAGTTCTCCAATGCGAACAAGCCATCCTTGACACTTCCAAAGCCCTAGGGGAAATCACCGAAATGGCTGAAGTGTATGCGTGCAATGAAGCTTCTGATTGGTTTCAAACCGAAACCATCAAAAAAGATTTCGGTGACCTTCGCAAACGCTCCGGAGAATTCCAGAAGCTTTCCAAAGAATGTTTTTCGGGTATTCAGAGACTCAATGCTTTGTATGAAGATATGGGACATGTTCTGAGCCGCTATTACGAAATCAAAGATATTCAGGAAGTTCTTCGTAAAGGCCCAGCCGTTGACCAAGATCCAGTGGACCGGGAACGCCAGGATATGCAGGATTGCGAACCACAATTGATGGAAGCGGAAGTAGATGAAATCGCCGTATCGCCCCAGGAAGTTCACACCGACCGAATTACCGGAGAAGAGAATTTGGAAGAAATTCGCAAATCCCCTTGTTGCATGGATGAACCTATGCACGCCGACACAGACACCGGCGGTAGACCGTAAATAAATTGCTTCATAAAATCGAGCCGGAGGAAACTTCGGCTCTTTTTATTTGCCGCCGGCAGGAATAACCGGATTATCGCTTTGCTGCATATTCCATAAGAACATAGCAAGATTCGCTACATCCACCCAATCCCCCCGATTGAGATTTTCCTGTAAACGTGTTTTTAACAGTTCTATCATATCGGGAGTTTTTTTGTCCCACGCGTGATAGCCCTGTTGTCGTTTCATTAATATCTTCTTGAACATGGTTTCACTAAAGACATTCATTAAAGATGCCAAGGCTTCTTGTTCAGCCGCCTGGCGAATTTCGTTCGTAATATAGTCATCGGATTTTATCATAAATCTTCTCTTTCAATCATTATGGTTTCGCCGGGGAATACCACTGATACTTTGTATTGATTGGCCGCTTTCTGTAATAGCTTGCCCAATTCCAGCGCTTTCTTTTTTATGTCGGAAAATTTTGCGGGAAATCTTGGGTAATTTATCAAACCGATAATGGCTCCTGGTTCACTGCCCTTGGTATAGATGTATTCGGTTGGCGTAAAAGTTACACACAGACCTATTTCATCACAATACTTCTGGCAAATATCCCGGAGGGTATCAGCCGGAAAGATGCTTTCGGAATCCGTGTCTTTCAAACCAACATAAATGGTTGCGGTAAATGTGAGGACGGTTTTCATATTTTTTTCTTGGCAACAATGCCTTTAGCGTTTCTACTTTTCTTTTCAAATTTATCCAACTCAATCAGATATTCCCTTAACGCAGCCCTGGTCTTTTTTTCGTAATTAGGGTCACCATTACATGGACAAATACATTTGCTGCCTCCGTATTGTCCGGGAGGAGTCTTACTACTTCGTTCACATTTTTTGTGATCACCCTTCAAACATGCCTGACATTGGTATATTTTTACCATACTATTCCTTGCTTAATGCTTCAAACGGTTTTTTGCACAATAAATCCACAAAACCCATAATCTCCTTGTAAACAGGATCTTTTTCACCAAACCCAAATCGTTCGACAGCATCGTTCTCGATCCAATCTCTCAATGATGTTCCGAATTCTTCGGAGCGAGCCTTCCAATCGCAGACCATTTCAGCCACGGCTACGCTTGGCATATTATGGATTCCGCCCCAATGTTCCGGATGATGTGAATTGGTTCGGTTGTGATGCAGCACAGCTAATTTCAATTTTAACTTTGCTCCCTCTTCCACCGTCGGTTGTCCTGGAGCCATATAATCCCATTCAATGCCATGAAATTTACTGGCATCATGAACGAACCCATTAGCAATCGTCTGTTTTCCCAATTCAATTTCTCCCTGTTCGATTAACTCCTCTCCCAACAACAAGCAATTATCTTCCACATTACGAATATGGCGGGTAATTCCACGAATTTTCTCCATGGTTTTTTCTGCTTCTTTTTTTATTCTATCTACCTTTTTCATAATCTACATCACAATCTCTCAAAATAAAATCAGTTAAACTAAACTCATTGAGTTTGTATTTCTTAATAGCTTCCTTCGTCAACACAGGATAAAGAATCAAATCTCCAACCGGATATGGTAATTGTAATTGTTCGTTCATAAACAATAATGCCATCCTATATTTTTGAAAGAAGACAAATCCTTTCCACCCGCATAGGAAATACTGCTACGTAGGGCCTGTTGAATTTTCTCCATGCGTTTTTCATAAGTGATATCTCCTTCCAGTTCGATGGTCTTGCCTTCGACATGGTTATCATGACCCTTAGCCGCATAGGATGTTGAACCTCTATAAATCTTTTTGCCATGGACTATTTGGGCGGGGGAATCGATACAAGAGGCAAATAACCCACCACACATAATCATATCCGCTCCCAAGGCAATTGCCTTGGCAATGTCTCCATGATGCTTGATTCCGCCATCAGCAATGATGGGTTTTTTCTTACCATACTGACACTCCAATAATGAAGTAGCGGTCGGTAAATGAAATCCTGTTTCAAAGCGGGTAGTACAAATCGAACCGCCACCGATACCTATCTTTACCGCATCCACTCCCAAGTCACACAAAAATTCATAACCGTCTTGAGTAGCAACATTTCCTGCAATAATAGCCGGTCTTCTATTGGCATCCTCCTCAAATTGTTTCCAAATAAAAGACATCATATCTTCAACATTCTGATGGTGGCCATGCGCAACATCAATGGTAAGATAATCCAGGACATCCCCGAATCGGGTAAGAATATCACCCAGTTCTTTTTTGGAATCTTCTCCCACTCCGATGCTTATACTAATATAGGGAAGGTTCTCTGCAATGGAAAATTCTACAAACTTGGAGGGAGCACCCTTGAATCGGTGCATGATATAAAAATAACCATTTTTAGCCAACCACTCTGCGTTTTGAAAACCAATAACGTCTTCCATATTAGCAGGTATTACAGGTAGATTAAATTTTCTTCCAAGAAAATCAACTGAAGTATCGGCGTCCGCGCGGTGAAGCAAAGAGGAAAAGCGCGGGCGCAAATAGATATTATCGTAAGAGGGAGAGAAATCTTCTATCATAATCAGAGGATATTGTACCCGGTCTGATAGAAAGATTCAACTTATTATAACCACCGATTAAGAATCTCGCTTGTCATTACCCTCATCCATTCCGGCCCAGTCACGATAGGCGTCGGTATCACCGTGATCAAAATCATCTTCCTTACCACTTCTGCTTTTTCGGTATTTTCCATCACCACCATCATCGTCGCGCCCAGATCCGCCACATGATGAACAAGAAGTGCCGTCTGCCATTCCTTCACCACTTCCATCGCAAGTGGAACAAATATCACTGTTCTCTTGTATCTTTTGGGCGACGGGCGTGACATAAGCAGTGATGTCATAACGGGACATGGGATCTTGCACAGTTCCTGCTCCACTAGCGGTAATTTGTCCAACCAAGGCAACGGCCTTACCTTTGTTGTTGGTAAAAGGAATGGAAATTTTCCATTCTTTGTAATTTGGCATTCCGTCCTGCGTATTTGCGTGTCCACCATATTTCGCCCCATGTATCTCCACTTTCAACCCCGCTTCTTTTAGTTTGGAAAAAATTTTATGGATTGCTTCCCAATTTTCATCAGAAAAGAATCCCTTGGATAGAGCCGCTAAAAGTTTGTTCACTCTATTCGCCGCCACGTTATTGGATTGGCCGTTGATAAAATGTTCTTTCGGTTGAACTGCGTTCGTCGCAGTCATTTTATCTTCGTTCTCTAATACGACAGACACGATTTCCTTGATTATAGATTTGAGCTGTTCCTTTTTCATCAGTAAACGCTCCCACGTTGATGCATGGCTTTTCCGCCTGTACCAGGTTTGACTACTGGGCCGTCGGGAGAATGCATGTCAATAAGTTCTTGAGCTAGTTTTTCCACCTTATCCCAAGCTTCTTGATTTTTCTCTGTTCCTGCCCACTGTAACAACTCTAAAATTTCCTTACCAATCTGGACTTCTCTTTTTTCATCGGACTCACCTTCGGGATAATCATTATCATGGGTATCACCATGACTTTTTTTATAGCTTTCCTCATCGTGCCATTCAACTTCCTTTACAAAAGTTCCCGTCTCCGGATGATCAGCAAATCCAAGCGTTGGGGCAATATCCCGCGCTTCTTGCAAAGCACATTTCCGGGCGGAACTAACATCCTTGATGAAACCCAACCCAAAATTTTGAACTTTGTCGTAGGATAATTCTTTTTCAGTGTTGGCAAATACTTTTTTTAGACCTTCACGAATTAATTTTGCTTTATCCGGATTCATTGATTCGGTCAAAAGTTTGAACTTGTTGCCGCCGACGTTTTCAAAGAGTTTGGTTTTCATTGTATATAAATAGGTGTCAAAGTGTCATTTCATACCGAAAACTGCCACAATCCCATATTCGGTCCCAGCCATGGTTTTGCATATTCCGCCACTCCGTAAATACCGGATTGTAGTTATCAAGTCGTTTAACCAAGGTATGTTTAGCATATCCGAAGCGGTGATGGCGTTTATATGAATTTCCCCGGCCGAAATACCAGTAATTTGGAGTCCCGTCGTTTATCTTTTTAAAGCCAAGTTTCTCATACAAATTACCCATACTCCAACGCCGGTCTGCATAACTGACTATTTTAGACGGGTTGTATTGCTTTATGAAATGAGAAAGTAACTTGCTAGCTCCGCCTATAATTGATTTGGCCGAAGCGAAGCGATACAATTCAAACATTTTGTTTGTTTTTTTAGACCCCAACGCGGTTCTCAAAATTCCAAAAGTCATTACCCCCACCAATTGTTCTTCTTCAAACAATCCCAGGCGTATGGAACTCTTGTCTTTACCTTGAATGTGATATTGTTCAAGAAATGTATTGCATTGAATTGCCTCAACTTCTTTCACGGTACATTTTCTCGCGGCTAATCTATCTTCTGATTTTTTAAATAAATTAGTCAATTTAGATTTGACTATACCCTTCTTCGACAACCACTCATCCTCAAAGATATGAATTAGCCGGATGCCTTGTTTTTCACATGAAATAGTTTTGTCCAGATGATAATTTTTATTCTTGTTTCCGCCTATTTCTCCATGCCAATATAGTCCATCACATTCGATGGCTATTTTTTTGGTCGGGAGGTAAATATCAATTTCCTGATTGGTATTCAAAAGCGTCTTGTCATTCTCTAAAATTATATCAGAGGATTCCAATAAACCCTTAACAAATTCCAAAACTTCTGTTTCAAAAAATGACCGACCTTTAAAACATTTTGGACATCGTGGCAAATCACCATCCTCTAAACAATCTAAAAATTCTGTATGGCATTTATTGCAACTAAATTTATATTTTTCATACAATCCATGAGCCAGATATTCCTCACTGGAAAATAATGGGGTGGCTAATTCCTGTAAACGATTGGTCGTCGTCAATGAATCAAAAAATAACCTCCGGCGGGTTTGGATAGTCTGTTGCCTAATTTCAGGCCATTGTTGAACATTTTTAACTCCATATTTTTTGAATATCGCCTTTTCCTTCTTTTTTTGGTCCGACAATATCCATTTTACTCCAAAATTTTTCTTATTGGAATCGGATATTCGTTTTAGAATTTCCGAAGATTTGGTGGGATTATCAACCCCATAGTTTTTCAAGAGTGTCTGTTTTCTTTTACCAATGACAACCTTGTTACTGAGTCCATATTCTGAACCATATCGTTTTAGATTGGTGGTTTTTATTTTTTGGGATGTGATGGGATCTAATTGCGCACACCGATTACAACATGCTTTTAGATACCCCCTAGTCAAGGTTAAAAACTTTGGGGATTTATCACATAATGGATTGGAACACTTAACCGGTTGATAACGGTCGTGCATTATGTGCCATATACGTTGGGGAAACGTGGGATTTGTCAAAAAAGAAGTTTGACCGATTATGATCTGGTACCTTTCAATAAACTGGCTGAGATTGCGACCAAACCACTCTTCTTTACATCGTTTAGCAACCAATTTTCCGTCTATCATCAGATTTTCTTTTATCCAAGTTTTCATATTATAGCCTTTGACTTTGACTATAATTATGACAGGAAAGCAAAAAATTCCAAAGATATTATACCATCAATGTATTAAATTTCGGAAAGAATATCCCGAATAATATTTTCCGTTGATTCCCAATGATTGGTTATTGGATTGCGAATTACGCCTTCTTTAAGAGGACTTGCAGCGAACATAAATGCCCCTCTTGTTGAAGGATTTGAAACAAAATCAAACGCGATTAACTCAAAGTCATCCTGAACCACATCCACTTCTTCACGAATGTCTTTCTTGACGGTGCCCATGCCCCGACTGGAAATACCCAGGCGAATGTTTGACTTGAACAGTTCCTTGAGAATATTACCATTGGGCGTGGGGAGAATTTCAATGGTCCCGATCAAATCGTCGCCATCCCAATGCATTTCAATGACATTATGGGACACATTCTGTAGGTTAACCACGGAACTTTCCGGGTGATCTAATTCACCAAGAGCCCGACGTTCCCGGACAAAATCGCTTTCATATTTTGCCGCTTCACGGATCAAAGTTTCCTTTTTGTAAAGGCGACCATTTTGATTCTTGATGTTAGCTCGCTGCAAACATCCTTTCACGATGAAAGGACCCGTTCCGGACAAAGCTTCCGTGAGAATGTCGCGTGGACATTCGAATGTCATACATTCTACTAACAGTGGTTTTTGTGTATCACTCATAAATTATACATCCAATCCTACCGTATAATTAATTTCCATACGATAGAGTCGCCCGAGCTTTTGAACAGCAGCATAGCCCCGGGTATATTGTGCTCCTGGTCCTTCTGAACTGCGCAGGCCGTCGGTGAAAGCCAGTTTCAATTCATTAACATCCAAATTAGGATCCATATCTTCCACTGGAATTTCCAGATTCCATTTTGCTGTATCTCCGTCTCCAGGATCTCCACCCGAATCGCTCACCCAAACCGAACTCTTAATGTAAGGCAGAACAACTTGGCTGGGATGTTTTCCCTGAGAAGATTGTTGTTTTTCGGGAGACAAAAACGATACCAAAATTTCTCCGACTATTTGAGCCGCCCATTCTTTTTTGTATTCCTTGGTAGTTTCTGTTACCGGCGCATCTTCTGCAACCGGAGCTTTCGCCTTGGGTTGTGCAGTCGGAGCCGGGGCAACAGGAGCTCCCGTTGCCGGTTTCGCTGGGTTTTTGGAACCCGGAGCGACCGGAGAAGGAGCCGTTGGCGGCTTTGCGGCTGGCTCGGCCGGAACTTGTTGGGTTGGTTTTTCTCCGGGCTGACCGGCCTGACTCAAAACTTCAACCTTAAAACCAGGCTTCAAAAAGTATTCTTTGCCTTTTTCATCTTTAAGGACGACCACATATTGTTTCCAATACCAGTCGATGCTGGCCGTCACAACCTTTTCAATCACATAATCTTTTTCGGGTTGGCCGGGCTGACCTTTGGAAGCACGCGCCTTAACCTTCTGGTTAACGACTTTCTGCTTCATACTATCCTCAAACTTTTTCTTCGCGGCTTCTGTCGCGGTGGCTACGGCGGATTCGAAGGAGTTTTTTTCTGTATTTACATCATACACAAACCCTTCGGCCAACATCGTTTTCAATCGTATTTTGCTCATATAAAATCTTTTAGTATCCTTTTTCCGCTGGGGTGTAACCGATACTTTTTGTCGCATCCATAGCTTTTTTGCTGCCACCCCTCTTACTGAAAGCGTAAGGCGTCTGATAGCCGGCTACGGCTCCGGTACCCGTCATTTCATTCAAGCCTGTTGTTTTAATATGCTCAAGGGCCGCATTCCACCCCGACACAAAAGAAACCGCACTGGGCTTTTTAGTGTATTTGGAACTGTGTTTTGTCCATTCCTCATAAGCTGACGATACTGCCGTTGAATTTCGAACATAATTAATTGATTCATCTACATTCGCCGTGTCCATTGTATGAACATCGGTGGTATCACCTTGCATTGCATCTCCCTTACAATTACATCCCGGTGCACAATCACATTCTTTAACCGGAGCTGTAGCTTGTTCTGGTTCGGTAGCTACCTGGGCGGTTTTTGCCGGCGTCCAAATTTTCTGAGGCGGATTCATGCTGAACCAACGACCTTGCGCGTCCTGTTTCAGATACTTGATGGGTCCGGAAGAACTGTGAAGAGTTACCCTGTAAAATACTTCGTTGTTTGATTCTCCCTTGATCATTACATTGTACACCCCGCTCCAAATACTATTTGCCGTTTGCTCCGCAGCGCCGACATCTCCGCCTTGACCAAATTTATTGGCTAAAGCCTCATAGACAAGATTCCGGATTGTCTTTTTTAACTGTTTAAGATTGTTGGAGTTTTTGTTCATGGCGTATTTGTTTCTTTACTTCCTTCAAGAGTTCATAGGACAACAACACAACCATAACTTGATTATCCTTCACAATGGACCCGGGTTTAACATTGTCCAGTTGTCGGATGACTTCGTTAATTTTAATCTTTATGACTTCGGAATCATGAATTGCATTTGCCGCGTCAATTAAAGCGGCTTTGACCTCATCGATTTTGGTACAAAGAAACTTACCAAGTGAATTAGTGTTGGATACATTGTTGATGTATTCACGCAATATTTCTTTTTGATGAGTATCAAAGTCTTTGTATTTTTGGTTGACGCCTTCCACAAGAAACTTATAAGACAACAACCTAATATCATCGTCTTGTTGTTCGTAGAAACTCAACAGGTCTTCTTCCAAAGCAACCTTACCACTGGGCCGGTCAACGATATTTTCAACAATACAGTTTTTGGACTGATAAACCTCTTTCAAATCAAACTTGGTATCATTTGATGCAGCATCCTCAAAAACTTTGTAGATAGAAGCGTATAAGCGATAGTTTTTGATGCCGGATTTTAGAAAATCATCAATAGGATACAAGGTCTTGATTTCACGAATCAGATTGTATTTTTCCAAAACCAACTGTTTGTTGTTTAGTTTTCGTCTTTGCTCCACGACGGTTTGTAGAAAGCGTTCAGCCGCCGGCTCGTTTTTCGTTCTTTCATTGATCAGACAACTGTAAAGATGCCATTCCTTCCCCAATTCTGTGTGTTCCTTGAAATATTTGAATAGAACATCCCGGGCCGAAGATTCTTCTTCACCCGAAATAATGTCTGCGGTAATCTGCCGGGCCAGGAGTTCAAACAATATGCCGGTATTTCTAAATTTTGAATGACGAAGTTTTTTGGACATAGGCTTACACGCTTCTACTTGATTTATAAATATGGGGTATTCCATTGAAAATCATACTTTTGTATTTATGAATCAATGATGTTATCCTCATTTAGAAAAGTATCTGATTCCTCAATAACTTCTGGAATTACCTCTGTCTTAGAAGTATTTTCAGTGAGAATTTCTTTTGGAGAAGCATCCATAAATGCGCGCATTGAAGTTATTACTGAATCCCGTAAGGTTTTTTGGGCTTGAATTTGTACTCGGTTTTTCTTATTCTCACTGATCGAACCGACATCAAACGGACTTCCGCTCTTCCATTTGTGTATCAAGTCACTACCTTTTCTGGGCTGTTCGTTGTTTTCTTTATCCCCCAAAGGATCTTCTCCAAATGGATATTTTGTCGCATCCTTATCGCCTTCCTGAGAAGGTCTTACATAATCATCGGCATGTTCACCATGAACTTCTTTGAGCGCAGCAGCTAAATCAGCTTCAGGTGAACCACCGCCAGCACCCGGCTCGCCTCCCAGTTCTCCACCAGGACCTCCGCCCGGACCCCCCTCCAAATCTCCCAAATCAGGACCTCCACCGGGGCCGCCTTCGCCTCCACCTTCACCGCCCTGTTCTCCTGGAGGTTTGATTTTCTTGAATGGCTGAGCCGGATCGTTACCATCTTCTTCGATGCTCTTGTAACGATAAAGTTGTTTAGCATCCTCAATAATTTCTTTGTTGAGCAGTTCAATATCTTCTTCCGAAATATCAAACAGATGATTGTAAACCCAACGCTTGGAAAATAGTTTGTTCTCCATCATGTTTTTAGCCACATCCACTTTGTCTGTCCACAAGGCAACTTTTTCTTTTTCGAAGATAATGGATGGATTGGTCAATTCAATACTGAAATTGACCAGTTCTTCATCCCGATAACCCTGGGAATAAAGGTGAACTCGCGCGATTTGACCCAATGCGGAAATCAGAAAGTTTTGAACACGCCCAATGGTTCGGGCAAACCGAACATCTTCTGCGGCCAAGGTGGCTTTGCCGGAAAGTTCTTCTTCATAACCCAAAAAGGCCTTGGGAATCTTCAGGCCCGCCATCAACTTATTGCGGAGATATTCAATATCGTCCGTTCCCGTCCATTCCATACCGGTAAGATTTTCGATGGAATTACCGCTATCGCTGCCACGCACGGGCAGGAAAAAGTCTTCGACCATATTCTGTAAATTGAAACGGAGGTTATAATCACCGGTTCTTTGGTCAAGGTATGGAACTTTTTTCATCTTGGAGATGAGTTTTTCCATGTGTGAGTCAACTTCGTTGGGCGGAATATTACCGATATCAACTTTAAAAATGCGTTTTTCTGGAGCGCGCATGATACGATGAATCAACATAGCGTCTTCCATCAAACTCAATTGTTTCCAAATACGACGAGCCCCCTCCATCATACCTTTTCCGTATGGCAAGAAATTGGAATCGGCAAGCAAACGGAAGTGGACCATTTCAAATTCTTCCAGGGTTTCGGCTTGCGATGTATCGGTGGGACGAATTTGAAACTTGACGTAGTTCTTATTGAGAGGATCAGAATTTTCAATGCGTTCCACATTGTAAGCAGAAATGGGTTCGGCAAAATAAACACCGTAAGTGGGAGAGATATACAAACGAAGGAAAAAATCTCCGTATTTTGCCATGTTACGAGTCCACGACCAAAGGTTGAATCGAACATTGAGAATGTCGTAGAATAGATTGTAAAGAACATCTTTGATGTTGTTGTCGTCAGAGTGGATAACTAGAATTTCACCCATTTCGTTAGGCGTTAAACACTCGTCCGAGTATATGTCGAGGGCACTGCTAATGATAGGATCCATATCCATGGTATTTGACACGTAGCAATTGTCCGTGGCAAAGTTATGATATTTCTCCACCGTAACATCATACACCTCCAACGGACCAACATGTTCAATGGATACAATTTTGTGATTCAACTTAGAAATGGCTTCTTCTTTAAAATCACTCCATGAAATATTATTCGACTGCAATCTGTTTTGAAATGTTGAATAATCGCATCCAACATAATTAATCAATTCCCACAAAGTTAATTTTTCATTTTCTTTGTAATAATCGGATGCTTTTACTTTCAACGCTTCTATGGTCAAATCGTCTCTAAACCTTGGATTTTTATCTCCACATTGATCTCGGTTTTTTAAAACTTCCTTCAATGTTTTGGATCGTTTTTCGTTAGATTCTTTTCTATGAATCTTACCATGAAACGGATTATTTTTTCCAACCCTCTTACCACCCCAAATATGAAATTTTCTATTTATGTAATTTTCATTTGTTAATAATTTTTTGAGTTGGTTTTCATAGTTATCAGGTCCCCACAAAACATTTTTACTATGATTGGAATGGTATTTGTAATGATCAATTTTAGTCATTACTTGTAAATTTTCGGGTAAATTATCCAACCCCTTAAAATTTTTGTGGTGAACACACTCATTTTTATTTAACGGCCCATAAAATTGTTCAGCCACAATTCTATGTTCGGTTTGCCATCCTTTAGAAAAATTGTATAATTTTCTATACCTGCCTTTATTATAAGGCTTCTGATAAAATGGCATCACCGAATCTCCAATTTTAAGTTCCAGAATCTTCTTATATGTCCCGTCACGCATCAAAAATGGATGTTTGATACTTCCGATTACATACTGCCCATTATCAAATGTAACCTTAAATCCCTCCCTGGTTCCTCCGCCCTTTTTTCTTGGATGATATGCCTTACCCAATTTTATTGAGTCGGTTTCGTGATCATAAGAAAATACCCAAAATCGTTCTTGAGGCTTGTTTTTGTATTTTTCGGCAAGTTCTGCTATTGTTGGATTTGTTCCATCTGGTAATGGAATAACCGTATCCGGTCCAACACAATCATAATCCCGAAACAAATCAATCCGAGCGGCTTGATAAGACAGGGCAAAATCCCTGGTGTAAGCATTGTAACCGGTGGACCGGACACGATTGAAACGGTCCCTTCCGGTATTCTGGGAAGTCGCAACCATGGTGTTATCGGTGTCGATAACTTTAAGTTTCTTCCCTCCAATATTTCGGACAATGGTGCCTGAAGAGAATAATCTCTTCAAACGTGCGTAAAGTGACCTCTCTCTGATATCAACTTCGTCGTTCTGAAACCGGTCGTTTTTTAGTTGTGATTGTGCCATACATCAAGATATATAGAATAATTTCAAGTATAAATAGTATCTTATAATAGCCACGATAGATTTTCTCTTTCGTGGTCGCCTCTTCCGATTCTCATATTCCATTGATCGAAGGCTGAGTTTTGAGCGCTTTTCGCAGTGTAAATAGGGGCATGATTGTCGGGCTTATCAGGCGTATCAATGTTTTGCAACATTTTTTTGGTCAATTCCATGTTCTCTTCTTTCCATCTCAAAGAGTTGTCCCGAATCCACAATCCAATACCCAGTGACATAACCAAGTCGTCATGATATCCATTGGCCGCTTCCGCACGTCCATTATGCCAGATGAAAGTCTTCAATTCATTGACCAATCGGACTGAGCGCGGCGTAAAATATTTTTGGTTCAAATACAATTCAATTTTGCCAATGATAAGGATTCTGGTTTTTTCATTGGTGGAGAATCCGGGAAGGAGTTTCTTTTCTTCCGCATAATACTTGTTGCGAATTTTCCCCTTCACTTCCACATACAACTCATTGGAGTTGGTGAATATCAAATTACGATAACCGTCTTCCAATATGAATTCAAGAACGGCACGCCCGTAAGATTCCCGTTCAACCACCAGCTGTGCGTTATTGTAGCGGGTTGCCACCGACACTAAAATCCGCGCGAATTCCAGAATACCGATTTTATCCTGATACTCTGCTACTTGAATCATAGTGTCCCTGTCGATGACATGAAAAGCAGAATAGTCCGAACCATCCCCCGTAGCCACATCCGCCGTGACCAAATAATCGGTTCCGGATTTCGCTCGTTCCCAAACCCAAAGGGCGCCACCTTCCGAAATTTCTATGGGATCAATAACAAAAGCATCTTCAATTTCCTTCAGTTTAATCAGGTCAACCACATTGTTTCCGGAAGCTAAAAAGTCGCAATCACATTCCTGACCGGCCATGCGCGCACCCAATTCTTTGGTTTGGGCATCACGCCAAGTTTGATCACGCTCAGGATGCAGACTCCAGTGAATTTTAACGGTCTTGAAATTGTTCTTCTGCGTCTCAGCATCTGACCAGACCCGATGAAAGAAATTGCCCATACCATTTGGCGTGGAAAGAATAATAGCCTTGCCGGCGGCCACCGTAGCCAAAGTCTGCTGGGCAGAAGTCCAAATCTCTTCAATCCCTTCAATGAAAGCAGCTTCGTCAATAATCAGTAGGGAAGCCGCAAAACCACGAGCACTATCAGATGCGGAAGAAGTAGCTAATACGCGGGATTGATTGTTTAGTTTCAAGGAAAGCTTATTGCTTTCAAGTTCCGGAATTTTCAACCATGGCGGCAGATTATCGTTCGCCAATTTTATTTTGGCAATGATTTCCTTGGCCGCCGTTTCCTTGGTTGAAATAACAAGAATGTTTTTACCTTCATGAAACAACAGTTCCCAGAGAGCATAAGCAGAAACCAAAGTTGAAATACCCATCTGTCGGGATTTCAATACCACACAACGACCGTGGTCGTGAAATTTCTTAAAACAATCTTCTTGAAATGGATATGTGGCAAATGGAATAATGCCTCTGTCTTGGTGTTGAATCTTAACATAGGTCTTTATGAAATACAAAGGATCAACAAAACACTTTGCGTATTCATTACGCATGTGCTGGCGCGCTCTTTGAGCGGCAAGTTGTTGTTTACTGGGCATTTACTTCCTTTGGAGCTTCCAAAGAACAAATCAAATCTTCTGTGTCTTTGATGTATTTGGAATAAAGGTCATAATCCGATTTTGCATTCTTCAACAATTCATCAACTTGGGTATTAGTCCATGTTTCTACTCCGCCCTGTCCATCTACAAAATGCATTTTTCCGTCGGTGGTGCTAAGATAATCAATTGATTCTTGAACTTGATTTCGGATATCTTTGAAATAAGACAGGCTAGACTTGGCCAGTTTCATTTTTTCGTGAGCAGCCCAATGACCCGACATCATTAGAAGGGTATCACGATTAATAGTGCAATCATAACACATCCCACCTTTCAAAAAAAATCGCCTATCCAATCTATTTCCCCACCTGATGTCTTTCTTACATTTGGGGCATTCCTGCCGAACCGCATCACGAATCAAATCTGCTTTTTCATTGACAATAACACGATATCCACTTTTTTGTTCCCAGGTTTTTCCACGAGCATCCGTCCATCGCTCACCGATTTCTCTTTTGTGGGGTTCAACCACATCATAACCGAATTGTTTGAAGGGATTTTCTCCCGCTACTACGGTTTTGATTTCATCCATTTTCCAACGTCGTCTAGCCATGTTATAACCTTTCCACTAATTGTTTAGCTTTGTAATGAAAATAAATTGGACTTCTTATTCCAATCGACTTATAATATTTCTGCCAGGATAAATGTCTATCCGATTTTTCTTTTTCGGATAAGTACATTCTATATGTATTCATTTTTCAAAAAACAGGATTATTTACTCCGATTATCTTTTATATCTAATCATACCTAATATCTGCCCAATTGGTGCAAACAAACCGGTCAACTTGTAGAGCCGTCCTTTTCTGTAAAAAGTAATTCCTTCAGTCCCCGCCATTTTTTCTAATCCCCCCAGTTTTTGGATTCTTTCCAGTTCCTTTTCCAATTTTTCCAAAGCATC